AAATGCACCTCATAAGGATACTATAAAAATATAGCCCAATTAGATTACATTTTTTAAAGGGCAAATTATGTATATATATACAATGCAGTGCGCGACAGACTGACGCCCCCCACCCATGCTTGCAAAAAAATTTGCTTTGTTGAGTCTTGACTGCAAGCTTGCTAGCACGATCGCGGCAAAATCATGTAAAAAGTTTTCTTTTACTAGGCTAAGATATATTCCCGCATCAATTCAACATGACAAGGCCACTGGTAAAGCTTGCCATTGTAATCAGTTAAAAAAAGTTAAAAAAAACTATTGACAGCATGCATTTGAACAGTTTTAACGGGCATCAGTTAAGCGCATGAGGTGCTTAATTTAAACCTAAAAAGAAAGTATATAAGAATGAAAATCCAACAACAAATCTCTCAGATTCAAATGAACAATGGTTGTATTGTTACAGTCGAGGGCTGGTTTACAGTAGGCAGTCTTTTTAATACACAATGGGGAAAGTTTCCAGTCATTAAAAACACATGGGAAATTTTAGACGATAGCCTCGACGCTCCTGAAAACTGCTAGGTAAACACTATGAAAAAAAGCATTCAATATTACATTGCACAAGCCGACCTTGCACACGATCTTTACGGCAAAGCTAAGGGCAATTACAAGTCCGTATGGATGGGAGCAGCCAAGGGCTTCAAGACTCAGATAACAGACGCGGCTTTGTTTGCTAAGTGCAGAGAGAAGGCAACGGCAATTCTTGCAAAGCAACTCTCAAACTAATAAACGCGGTTGCAAGGCGACCTTGCGCCCTGCGCTCCCTATACGGGGCGCGGCCTTTGGGGTGCCTAATGACGGGCGCATATTAAACCTAAAGAAAGTATATAAATGAAAACAATTGAAATCACACTCCCACTGGGAAACGCAAACGAGCTTAAAGCAGCGCAAGATAAAATTAAAGAATTGCAGAAAATCGGTTTTAAAGTTGACCGCAACATTGGCGGCATGGCTGTAATTCTCACCAAATAATAACAAATAAATAGAAAGTAATAAAATGAAAAACAAAGCACAAACAACCCTTGAATGGGCGAACGCCCGTTTTAATGAAGGCCGCAATGTTTACTTTTCAACTGCCTACAAGCATATCAAAGTAACGCCTAAAAACAGAGACGTGCTACACGTTACTAAAGATGGTTTACGCGTCAATAAAGACTTAGTAACATCAAATAAGCAGTTGCTGGTAAAAGTAACTGCGTCTTTTAATTAACCTAAATAATAACAAATAAATAGAAAGTATATAAAATGATAGAATTACCAACAGCAGAAAATCTTGCTAACCATGTCACATGGACTGGTCTAAGTGTAAGAGAATTAGTCAATGCCGGTCGCATTAGTCCAGTAAAGGCAGCAGAAGATAGCATTATGCGCATACAGCAGGAGGCGATCAAAGCCGGCCATCTGCCATCTATAGACAAATTAGAAAAGGTTGCACTAGCTTATGAAAAATTGGAGTGTGAATTACTAGATTTACTTTTAGAAGCACCAATTGCATAAATAATAACAAATAAATAGAAAGTAATACAATGAAAGCAAAATACCTAGAAAACGAATCATTACCTAAAGGCGAAACTTGGCAATTGGCCAATGGCTGGAAAGCGCACAAGTCTTTTACCTGGCAAGGCATTGCATTTGTCTCGAAACTTATATCACCGGACGGGGAAAAATATTGGCACTGTTCAAGTGGTTTAGATTTCCGGGAAAACTATTCGGAAATGCCTGAGGCAATTGAAGTCTTTGAAAATCTTGGACAAATTGCCTTGCCAGATTTTGCGCAACCTTTCGTAGGCAAAGTAAAGGATTTTAATGACAGGCCAATAAAGAACCTAGTTGCTGTTTTCTTTAATCGATAAAATAGAAAGTAATAAAATGGAAATGAAATACGCAATTAAAAGATATGACGGGGAGCTTTTGCCAGAAAGATATGCAACGCGTGCCGAAGCACAAGAGGCGCTGCAGTTTAAACTTGGCAATGGTGCAACCTATGGCCTAGCCTACGTTGTAGATATTCGCGACCAGTAACCAACAAAAATAGAAAGTAATAAAATGAAAACAGTTATTGAAAGATACTGCGAGGCCGTCAAAGCGACGGGTAAAGAAATAACAATTCAGTTGAAAGACGGATTAAATGAGAAGCTTTACAATAAAGTAAAGGCCGTTGCCAATCGTTATGACATTGCTTGTCATGCTGGCAATTATGACATCTTGCTAAAGCCTAGCGTCAAATATATTGACGGGCATAAACTAAAATAGAAAGTAATACAATGGAAACAATAAATTATGTAAAAACAGGCGGCCAGTTTGGGCGCAAGCGTGTGCTTCCTACATTTATCATTAAATCATTTAAGACAGATTTAGGGGTAATTAAATACAGTGTGACGGATGAACGCAATTTAGAGCGCGGATCGTGCGGCACTTTTTTAACCTTGCAGGATGCAATTAAGGCATTTAAACCATATGCGGATCAGCGCACTCGCTTATTCTAACAAATAAAATAGAAAGTAATAAAATGAAAGTAATAAACGAAGAAACCATATCTGACTTACTCTGCGATGCCTACGACATTCGCCGCGCTTTGCGGTTTGCCAAGGGCAACTTATTGAACAGGCCAAAAGACAATGACGGCACAGAGATTACAATAGGCGATTGCCTTGATAACATAATCGAAACACTTGAAAACAGTGAGAAGCTAACGAGCGAGCGCAGTTAAAACTAGCGTTTGCATAAACATAAATAAAAATAGAAAGTAATAATAATGAGTAATGAAGAAAAAATTGCCTTTTTTAAAGACGAAGAAAAAAGACTGACTAACAAGGCAAAGCAATACGCAAAAGAGGGTCGTATAGATTCAGCCCGCGCTACAATGGGACTAGTCACTGGAGTAAAAAAACAAATCATTGAACTAACACTTAATAGTAAATAATATGAAAAAGACAAAGCGCATCGCAACCGGGCACAAACTCGTAAAAAGTGAGAAGGAATTAGAGTCGGCAGCAATATTATTTGCTTGCATAGTAGGAGCTGGCATAATAGTCTTGCTAGCCCTTGTAATGAGATAAACCTAATAACTAATAATAATAACTATTATAAATATGAATAACGAAGAAAAATACACGTTGCAAATACTTAATGAGCTTCTAGAAGAGGTATTTGACATAGAGTTTGAGGCTAGGCCAAAGCACCTTCAAAACATTATTGAAGAGGCAGAAGCCCTTTTAATAGATAAAGGCATTCGCACAAGGAATTAACACTCAGAAGCCCCACAAGGGCTTTCAATATCAATCTAAGGGTAAGACCCTTGTAATTAATCAAAACGCCTTCTAGGGGTATTAGAAGCCCCTGGAGGGCGTATTACATCAATATGCTACAGTTCAGTTCAACAGCAGAGTCAAAGGCTAGCGCAGTCAAATGCATGGAAAGTTTTAAAGATAAAATAGAAATGCTAATGAAAGCTGGGGACATCCTCGACCATTGCACAAGCGGTAGATCGACCAGAGAAGAGACCGCCAAAGCAAGGGCGCGGTCGCTAAAAATATGGCAAGAAACGGGTTGCAACATAGCGCAAGCCGCCGAGCAAGGCGGCGCAGATAGGGGAAGCTTTCGCAGGTGGCTAATCAAAGAAGGGCTACATACCCCAAAGACTAGGTGACTTGTTACAAAATTGCTTACACTAGGCGGGACATGCCTAAGATTTGCGAGGCTATAAAGCACGCCCATACAGGGGAGGAAGCACTAAAGCATTTGGCTACGGGTAGCAATAAGAAGGGCTACAAACTCAAACGTAGCGGCGTAGCCATCAAAGTGGTAAACATTAAGGAAATTAAGGGGGGTTGACACGTAGTGTATAATGCCCAAATTTCACAGTTTATCGGAGCAAGCGGCCTAGCAGGTTAGCCCAAGTCTGAGTAAGTGGTTGCATAGTTTGACCGAAACCCGGCTATGCATAAAAGGTTTGCAGTAATGCAGGAACGGCCACGGCTAGCGTTATACAGGACTTACCACGCGCGACGATCCGGGGCACTATCGAGGGCGGGAACACTCATAATTTGAGGCTCTAGCAAGGCATAGGTTTTACCAGTAATGGGGAACCTATGTCTAACGAGAAGCAACTCTAATTTGAACGAGGCTAAAAAGGCATTGACCTTACAACTAATTCACATGATAAAACTATCACATGAATAAGAAAACTGATAAGAAAACTGCCCTGCTGGATGTAGAAATAATCCTGTATAGACACGCTGCCAAAGCAGAGACCGAAGGAACAAACCTTCTCACATTAAAATCAATGTGTAGGCAAGCTATTGATCAATGTGTCATGGGATGCAAGGCATCGGAGTTTTACCTCGTAGTATCAGGTCGTAATAACTTTCGCAAGACACTCTACCCCAAGTATAAGGGTAACAGGGGAGAAAAGCCGCCATTATATATGCCATTGAGCAAAGCCATAAAAAAGATGTATGCCGACAGGTGGTATCAGCATGACCAGTTAGAAGCTGATGATTTACTAGGCATAATATCTACCAATAGAAAGGTAGACAATCCGATTATCTGTAGCATAGACAAAGATATGCTTTCTGTTCCCGGGTGGCACTACAACTGGGACAAGGATGACTGGCCTACCTATGTTAGCCAAGAAGAAGCTGACCACAATTGGTTGGTGCAACTACTCATGGGTGATAGCACCGATTGCATCGAAGGCATGAAGGGCATTGGCAAAGTAAAAGCAGAGAAACTTATTAAGAAATATAAGAACCCAGAACTTAGTGTCCCAGAGCAAGCCAAGCACATCTATGAAAAAGAAAATTTTTCTCTTGACCAGTATCACGCCTGCCTGAACACTGTCACAATCTGGAGGAAACCTTTACCAAAGGAGCTCTTAGATAACGAACTAATAACAGAAATAGTAAAAACCATACCAACACTAGAATAACATGGATATAAAACAAGAAAACATCGAGCGCATACAAACGCGCATAGATATGATACGCCAAGAGTCACGCACTCTTTCCTACCGCATCGAGAGAATGACTGAGCAGCGCAAGGCACTGTCCCAAGAAAAGAGCAGACTCAAGGATAGGCTTGAAGCCGTTAACGCAATACCCACCAGAGAACTTATTGAGGGAACCAGAGAAGCCCTTGATGGTTTAACAATCAGAGGATAAGACTATGGAAATAAACATAACATGGTCTACAGAGGATGTCCTACATCAAGCAAAGGAAAAGGGATGCAAGAGACTACTCATACTAGGCTGAGAGCTAATAATATGAAACAAATAATTAAAAAGGTTTTCACCAAAAAGAAAACAAAAACAACGGCAACTAAAGAACCTGAGAAGAAACTGCCTGCGTCTGATTACGACGGCATGGGAAACTTCAAAAGATTTGGGAGGCCTTAACATGCACGACTCAAATAATTCACTTAACACATGGAGAGCTATGCTTCATGACAATAGCACATGGAGAGCTATGAAAATAAGAAACAAGTTTGAGAGATGGAACGATAATTTCGTTGACATCAAGGACATGAAGTCTGAAGAACTATGTGAATATTACCTATCCACTAAGGAAATAATAAACAACCACACCAAATAATAATATGAAAATAGAAGTTCACACCAAAGAAATTGATCCACACACAGAAGTGTTTGCCCTAGACGTAGACGAGGCATCATTGCAGCGTTTGCAGTATGGGGAAGTTGGCAGCCCTCATCCCTACGTTAAGGTAGCCGATGTTACCGAAGCCTTGAAACCCAAGTCTCTACGCACAGACAAAGAGCGTATGGATTTAATTGATGACGAGGGATACACTTATTGCTATCACATTTGCTCTGGAGCCATTACCGGTAGAGCACATAGATTTGTAGCCTTGTTCTCTCCTGATGGACAACAGCTTACAGATACTAGCCACGCCTTTGAAACCTTGAGAGAGGCATTGGATTATGTCTTAGACATGAAAGAGATTAAGTAATATGAAACTATTCATGGACGGCTTCGACGATTGCATAGCGGGTGTTGTGCATAGGTATGGTCAACCTACCATTATCTGTTACGACAAGGAGAAAGTCTTAGAGCAGTTGATGGATGACGGGATGACTGACGAAGAAGCAATAGAATATTTTGAGTATAATCAGATAGGAGCTTGGGTGGGTGAACAGACCCCATGCTTTATCTCTCCTTTTGACAAAGAAGAATTAGATTGGGAGTAAAAAAGCCATACAACTCAGGTCAATGGACTAAGGCTCGTTACAGGAGCTTTATCATGTCGGCACTACGCCGTGCTCAATGGCCTGTTAAGTATGAAGCTATTCGATCTGCCTTTGTTCGTGATGGTGTGAACCCCGCAACAGGGCGCAAGTGCAAGCTGCACAAGTGTTCTGTTTGCGGGGAACTATTCCCTGCTAAGGATATGAGAGCAGATCACATTGAACCCATCGTCCCAGTCACTGGCTTTGACAACTGGGATGCGCTCATAGCCAGACTGTTCTGTGAGATAGGTGGGTTCCAGGCTATCTGTGTGCAGTGTCATTCAATTAAGACCAAGGCCGAGAACGCAGAGCGAAAAAAGAACAAACAGGTGAACAAATAATCACCATACCCTAAAATTTAAATATCATTGAATATCAACGATTTATAAAATAATTAAAAAAAAGTATTGATTTATTT